AGATAAATTGACTGAGGAGATCCACCGTATCATGGAGGAGGGCAAGCAGTCCCGAGTTCATGGTTGGACTATGCGTGGTATCGTTAGTAAAATCACAGCCTCTTTCGGTGAGGAAGCCGGAACAAAGGCTAAGAAGTATATCATTAAACTGTGTGGCTACGGATCTACCTCAAAGGAGACTAAAGATGTTTGACCTTGATAAGATTAACTTTAAAGTTCAGAAGGTGCCACTCTACACTGCTCATTACACACATGATGAAAATGGTCAGGTGCCTAGTAGTATAGGAGTAGGTATCCAACGAGACAGCGGAGAGATGCTCGGTATTGTCTCCGATGTTTACGAAGTTGTCCAGTACAATGACATTGTAGAACAGGTCGAGGAAGCATTGGTTATATCCGGTATTGATATGACTGATGCCAAATTTGATACCAATGTATATAATGGTGGAGCACAGCTTGAACTCCGGGCTAGGTTCCCTGCTCACGAACAGACCATAGATGGTAGAAGTGACAATGTTATACCTGAGTTCTGCTTTCGTACCAGTCACAATAGAACTTGGGCTAACAACGGAATGATGGGGCTTTGGAGATCCATGTGTTATAATACTCTGGTAAGCGGTGATAAGCTTGCTTATATGTATGGTAGACATACAAAGAACTTTAATGTTCCAACCTTTGCTGCGAAGGTTAAGGGAGCAGCGGAGTACATTGCTTCTGATGGTATGGATAAGATGAGAACGTGGTATAGAACTCCAGTTCAAAGAGAGCAAGCCATTAATCTATTTACCACGACACTTGCATCTCGAATGGATAATGTTAAGCGTGAGAAGGTAGCTAATAAAGTTATGCTGTCTAGCCTAATGAAAACTTTTGATGAAGAGAACCGGCATATCTTAGGTCGGGGAGCTTATGAGAGCTACGGTAAGAGAGATGTTGGTACACTCTGGACAGCTTATCAAGCTGCTACTTACTGGTCTACACACACAGACAAACCCAGTACCAAGGTATTTAGAGAGGACAAGGTGCGTAAGATGTTATCCTCTGATACTTGGGGACAGCTTGTAGCATAAGAAGATTGGTGGGGGTGTAGCTCAGTTGGGAGAGCATCTGGTTTGCAACCAGAAGGTCAGGGGTTCGACTCCACTCACCTCCACCACAACTCTAAGAGGAAAGACATGAGCAAGATAAAAAACTGGATCATGGAAATGGAAGAGTTAATTTATGACGCTATTGAAAATGGAGCGAGTAATGTTGAGGAAGTTACCTCACATGTTGAGAGTAATATGGATGTGGTTGATAAGCATTACGTTAGTAAAGTTTATAAGGAGCTTAAAAAAGAGTGACCTTATCCTCGGATAGTTCTCTAAATAGGAGGAAAATAAATGTCATACATAATTATTCAACACGATTTTATGGGGAGGTTTGAAGAAATAGAGGCTATGATAGATGAAGAAGGTAAGGCATTAAAAACTTTCTCAACAGAGGAGGATGCTCGACTCTTCCTTCACCGTAACGGGCTAGAGGGTTTCGAGAGTGGCTTTCCGTATCAGATCCGGGTAGGACGCCTTCATTAGTGTGAAGTTTCTTGTTGACATTCCAGAAAGAAAGGTTTACAATGACAACACCTGAGGAGATAGAGGAGATACATCAGATACAAGAGCAACTTAGACAAGAGTTTCCTACTTACGTATTGAAGCAGATCGATAGAGTTTTTCAAGAATTAAATGTACTACAAGAGCGTGTTACTAAATTAATTAAACTGATGGAGAGTAAAGATGTTAAAGGATAATCTTACAATGAATCAAAAGGCTAGTGAGTTAAAAGTTCTGCGAAGGCAAGTTAACCAACTTAAAATTATTATAGAAAATAAAGATATAGAAATTAAAAAGCTCCGAGAAGAGTTAACTGAAGTTAAACAAGATCGCAGTAACATGCTTTTATCCTGGCGAGGAGAGGCAGAACTAGAGCATTTTCAATATGCAAGAAACACCTATAAAAATATTACGAATGAGGATGGGGATGACAGCAAAGATATATAATTTCTCTGAGCATCTTAAACAAAAGGACACCAAGCTTAGGTTAGCTTATGGTTACTCCGAAGAGGTGTGGGATCTTATAAAAGAAAGTGGATACGATGTTTATGATCCTGAAGATATAGATCAGTTCTTCATGGATCTGGAGGAGGGATGATGCCTAAGAATCTATGGCAAAAAGAACGAAGTGCTATCTTCCGTGATTTAGTACATCAGTATAGTGAGGAAGGTTACAATAATAAAGAAGCCAAGCGGCTAGCTCGGCGGGAAGTCGAGGAGATTATGCTAGATAAGGATGACTTTGTAAATGAAATATGGAATGATCAGTTCGATGACTGTTAATCATTGGCACTTAATGCTAAGGAAAGAACATGGTGACGTGGCTATTGCAAATTTTAAAACGAGGAGGGAAGCACAGGAAGAAATCGAAAATAGAAGCTCAGTTACATTACATCTTGGAACCAACCCTAAGGAAATTTATTATGTCAAAAGAGCAGGAAGAAAAAGATATTCTTCTGGAGGTTTTCAAAATAGGGAGTAGGAAAGCTTTTCAACTATCCTTTAGAGATGGGTGGATTGCAATGGAGAAGGTAGAGAAAGTAGAGGCACTTGTCTCCATTGAAAAAGAGATAGCAGGAATTAGACGTGACCTTTGTCAAGAAATGTTTGACTTTAACAAAGGAAGGATGTAATGCAAGATGAACAACCAGCAATGGGGCCATGTCCCAAGTGCAAGTCTTCTGATGCTCTTGGTACTTACTCTGACCATACTTGGTGTTATAGTTGCGAAACCTACGGTAGGGTAGGGTACGAAACAGAAATAGAAACCAAAGCTAAGGTAATTCCCATGAACAGCCGAGCTAAACGTACATTTAAAACAGCAGACATTACTGATCGAAAGATTACAGCGGAGACGTGTAAGAAGTATGGAGTTACTGTCGCTTTCGATAACCAAGTTATAGTTGAACATAAGTATGACTACCACGATAAAGATGGAAACTACAAGGCAAGTAAGTATCGAAATGTAAAGATTAAAGACTTCTGGTCTGAAGGACCACTAAGTGAGTGTGGTCTGTTCGGTCAACACATCTTTGGTCAGTCACAAAAATACATTACTGTATGCGAGGGTGAGCTTGATGCAATGAGTGCCTTTCAGCTTACAGGATCTAAATATCCTTGTGTGTCTATAAAGAATGGGGCTGCCTCGGCCCTGAAAAACTGCAAGCAGTCACTTGATTATCTAAATAAATTTGAGACTGTGGTACTTTGTTTTGACAATGATGCCCAAGGTAAGTCGGCTGCTACTGAAGTAGCCAAATTGTTTGAGCCTAATAAATGCAAGATCATGTATCTTGATATGAAGGATGCGAATGAGTATTTAAAAACTGGTCAGTCCGAAAAGTTTATCCGATCGTGGTGGACTGCAAAGGCATACACCCCTGCTGGTATTATAAATCTGGGGGATCTGGGTGATAGTCTCTACGATGAGACATATCACGAGACCTGTTCTTATCCTTGGGATAAACTAAATGAGAAGACCTACGGTCTGCGTACCGGAGAGCTAGTTACCTTCACCTCTGGTGCTGGTATGGGTAAGAGCAGCGTTATGCGTGAACTAATGCATCATATTATGGGAAGTACCCAAGACAACCTTGGACTACTTGCCCTGGAGGAAAGCACACGTAGTACAACATTTAATATTATGAGTGTTGAGGCTAATGCCAGACTATACATAAAAGAAATACGAGATCGATTCACTCAGGAACAATTAAAAGAGTGGCAAGATAAGACAGTAGGTAGCCGAAGGTTCTTTGCCTTCGATCACTTTGGTTCCATAAGCAACGATGAGATCCTTGATCGTGTCCGGTATATGGCAAAGGCTCTGGACTGTAAGTGGATCTTTCTGGATCACCTATCTATTCTGGTGTCTGGTCAGGAAGACTTTGGAGATGAGCGTAAGTCTATCGATGTCTTGATGACCAAGCTACGTTCTCTGGTTGAGGAAACTGGGATAGCTTTGCTACTTGTTAGTCACCTTCGCAGACCGGGTGGTGATAGAGGTCACGAGGAAGGCCGAGAGGTATCTCTCTCACATCTGCGTGGCTCTGCCAGCATAGCACATCTAAGTGATAGTGTCAT